GCGCTGTTCTGCCGCTTTGTGGTCAATACTGGCACAACCCACAAATGGATCTGCGGGGATGTCTGTGACATATACCCCAGTGTTGTGCTTGATGAGTTTACCGTCGCGGATAATACCCGCAGGTGTGTGTTTGAGAACAGCCAGTGCTAATTCTCTGTCCCCAAAGTCAATGTCAATGTCTGATTGAAATTTCATTATTCCGCCCATCTTAATGTGAATAGTGTAGCATAACTTTCGCAATGATCAAAGAATCTAAACTGTACGCTACTCTGCAAAAATGACCAGTCATAGTCTTCTTCCCGTACTAGCCCAATGTCTCGACACCAATAACTCATCTCAAATGCCCGGTGTGCAGCATCTGATCTGTAGCCAGTGAATGGTATCACTACTACTTTCACAGTCCAGCTTTCTCTAGTATATCCTTAGTCCATTCTGCATCGGCAACATAGTCTACGAACTTCTTTTGCCAAAAGTCTGGATCAATGTATGGCATAATCATGCCAAGTTGGTGCTCATCGAGTCGCTCCAAACACTCAACCCCAGACTTACATAAAAACAAAACCCAAGGACTAATTCGTCCGCTAATAATGTGCTGACATATACGATTAGTGTTACCAAATTTGAAATACTCTCGATAACCGTTTTTAAGTTCTGGGTGAGATTCTGCATATTCTGTCATCTCTTTGATGCCACGCTCAAGTGCATCTTGTGGATTTTCTTTACGCAAATATTCTCTGAGCCATTCATCATACAAACTATCTTTACACCAGTAGTCCAACTTCTTGTTATTCTTCAAGAGCCATTCAGTAAAGCTATTAAAGTTAATAGCCCTAATAGATACACAGTATCTTCCAAACTTAACAAAAGCAAGATAATAAGGACTAGCGGCGAAGTGATCATAGGTTTTTAGTTTAGCACTACCCTGTGTTATTTCATAAAATTTGATGTATGCTTTGTAGGCCCATTGAACGCCAATTTCATTTTGTTGCTGATATCGTCTTTTCTGTTCACAGCTATGCGCCGCAAGTGTGCTCTCACGGCGAAAATCTTTTGAACAATGGCGACACTTATAGGTCTGACTTGATTCGTTTGTCATCCCATCCGTGTTCTTTAGCAAGCTGCTTGAGTTCATCTTTACCATTTAATTCTGCTAACAGTTTGATTTCGTCGTGTCTGAGTTCGGGATACAGGTCAGCAAAGAATTTCTCTGCTTTGTTGTTTGAGCTATCTTTTTTCTTTGCCGCTAACCACTTGTGATACTGTTTGCCCATTCCTGGACTCACAGTTGTTGCTAGTAGCCACTGAAACTTCTTGTGATCTTTGCCACTGATATCAAAGAAGTGTTTGTTCAGTCGTTCGTTAGTACTCATCAAGTAGTAGGCCTGTAGTTCTGGACTGCCCTGTACATCTGCGCCCCATCTGACCATCAAGAACGGAGTGAACTTCTTTTGTTCTTCTTCTGTAAGTTCATCAAAGAATGCACGATTCTTTTTATCGAATTGTAGCATTTCATTTGCAATGCCTAGTTTATCACTGGTCTGAGTCGCCATCGTTTACTCCGTTACTGTGTCGATCACGCACACGTTCTACATCCTGAAACAGTCGTTTCTCTTGTTGAGTCAATCTGTCTTTGTGAGTCTTGCGTGGGTTACCGCACAAGAAACAAGTTGGATTACCACAATCCATTGCATGATGTTTTGCCAAACGATGTGGCTCTCTGATGTTTGCCTGATTATAAGTACCATGTGACTTGGCAATCTTGACCTGTCGTGCGATAGCCACATCAGTTTTATGACGGCGACGACTATTTAAAAATTTTGCTTGCTCGTTACTCATTGCATTTCCTTGTTATTCAGGTAGAAACTCACGCTCATTTTTCAGTAGGTGATAGAGTGTCACACAACGTTCACGATACTCTACCATTGCTGGGTGTGTGCTACGACGAATCTCGCCCCACATCTTAGACTCACGAACTTGTTCTATTGTACTACGATCTTCTCGTACTGTTGCACGTTCTGTAGAACCTGCTTCACGTGAGTATATTGTAACACCTTTGTCGGGACTTTCAAAGATTTTTGTCATAGTTTGGATATTGCTAATTCTAGGGCTTCACGAACTGGACGAAGATGGTATACTGCATCCAATTTGGCTGTACTTAACACACAGTTACTGCGTGGGGCAACAACTGCACGTTGAAATTCTTCTTCGGTAAAAAATTCTTTTTCAATGCCCATCATTTCAACGATTTCACGAGCATTGCTGCTACCCGGATTGCACAGATTATAAATGCCGGGCTGAATCTTACGGTTCAAAGCCATACCCACTGCCACAGTGGCAACATCTGGCATATAGCTCAGACTGTTTTCGTAACTGATTAGTTTGTCGTATTTGACCATTTTAGTCAAGAAGTTTTTGGGATGGTGACGATCACCAAACGGCATACGAATACGCAACAGATAACTCTTGTCCATATATGGCAAGAGCATTTCTTGTCCCAATGCTTTTGCTCCACTGTAGAAGCTGCCGTTATTGAATGTAAAGTTGGGTGCGTCTGTTTCTGTGAACTTCTTTTCGTAGCCAGTATAAACACAACCGCTGCTGATATGCACAATGGGTGTGTGAGGATTGGCTCGCTCTAGTTGTACAGGAAACGTAACGTTTCCATCAATGGTTTCTTGTTTGTATATTTCACAGACATCAACGTTGGGGCTACCAGTATAACCTGCTGCATTAATAATGGCTGCTGTGTTTGTGGGTACCGAATCACGGTGAGAGATCCATGTATATCCAATCTTCTGTGCGTCTAGTTCCTGTGCGATATGTTCGCCAACATATCCGTGCCCAATCAATGTAATCATTACCACACCTTCGAATAATCTACAACTTCACTTTGTCTGCTGATATCTTTTACGAAGAATGCACACATTGGGCCTTCTGTTTCAAGTTCCAGGGGCACTGCCAACATTTGTCCGGGCTTGAGTTTGGGGAAGTACCATTTAACATCCTGATAAATGTCTACAATCTCGACGGGGAAGAAGTCTGGCTTGAAACTTGTTTTGGGATTAAATGCAAACGCACTGAACCCTCTGTCATTGATACTGGTCAAGGGCACGACTTCTAAATCACCCAAATCTTTTTCGCCAATCAACAATTGCCAATCTGCTGGCATCTTGATGATGCTGTTACCGATCCTTAAAACCAGTGCTGGACTATTAAACGACTCCATAAAGATCAGGGGTATGTAAAAGTAATCTGGCTCTTTTGGGTTGCTGTTGTCCAAAACACAGAAATTGAGTTCTTCAATCTCGTTGGGGATTTCGTCTAACTCGTATGCTGTATTCTGTATTGTTAATATTCTCACTTATTTTCCTTTAATGTTATCGCCACTTTATTTTCTCGACAGTAAACGGGTAATTCGCTTCTTTGTAGAAGGCTTTACGCTTAGTGAGGTGTCTTTTCGCAAACTTGCAGTCCGATGTGATATCGTAGATTTCAACATGGTCTTTGTCTTCCGCTTTTCTAATGCCTCGCCCAATGCTTTGTATAACCCTAACAAAGCTCTTTCCGGGCTCAATAAGAACCAGATTAAAAATCCTTGGAATATTAAGACCCACAGCGGCCACACCGTAAGTCGCCACAATAATCTTGTTAGTGCTTGTTGCCACTTCATCGTAATTCTCTTTTCTTTCTGTTGATTTTGTCCTACCATTGACAAACACTACATCTGGCTTGTCGCTCAATAAACTAAACAATCCACTTAGTTCTACTTGTAGCAACTTGCCAGTTTCGATTCTGTCTACCAGAATCAGTGTATTGCCAGTGTCTTTGATCTTATCAATCATCTTGGCGATGTGTGACAAACGCTCTTTATTGGTTACTAGATATTTTAACTCTGCCTGATAGTCTTTGTATTCTACTGTGTCCATCAATTGTAACACATTCACATGGCATTGTGCAAGATGTCCTGCTTCTTGTAACTCACTTGCGCTGAGTTTGCCCACAACTGGACCCAGACTGCACAAGATACTGATCTTAGCGTGATCTTCTTTGGGCACAGTGCCAGTCAAGCCCCAACGAATGGGTACTTGTGCAAACACTCCGGTCAACAGAGTTTTTAATGCGTCTGCTTTAGCCATATGAACTTCGTCAACCATGACCAGTGCAACACCCTCAGTCAAGTCACTGATAATATAATCTGTTGGATCTTTTAACAGTCTGTGACTTGCTGGTTCGTCTTCTGCATTACGCCCTTCGCTGTTTTTCAACAACACATTCAGACTTTGCCAAGTGCAGATGGTATGAGTTCTGCCCACTTCTTTGCGCTCACCAAAATACACACCCACATCCAGACCCAAGTTCTTGTAGTCTGCTTCTGTTTGTTTGACCAAGTCTTTGTTTGGTACGATCACAACACTGCGTCCATATTTCTCTACCATCAGGCTCAAGGCTGCTGTCATTAGTGTCTTGCCAGCACCCGTAGCAATCTCTTGTATTGATTGTGGATTTGCTAGAAAGTTGTTGATGATTTCAACTTGATAGTCACGCAACATCACAGGTTGACCCACTGCAGGATGACCAACTGGCCACGCCTTGTGTGCGAATGTGTCTTCGGCAATAGTGCCGAACTCTATCTTTTGTGGGTATTCTCGTATATCCGAGAGTTCAACATCATAGCCTTCGTTGTCTAGAAAGGGTATGATATCGGGTAGCAAGTTAATAAAACTGCTACCACCCATACCAAAGAAACTGACCTTACCATCCCATCTGCCAAGTCTGACTGCTGGGGTAAATCTGGCTCCTGGGATTTCGTATTTAAATCTATCAACCAGTTTCTTTCTGGTCGATAGTTCTAATCCCTCTATTTTTACATTACACTCATCACGAATTATTAGGTTGGCTTTCAAAATCGGGGACCTTATGATCTTTCTTACTTGTATAAACGTCAGCGGCTAAGTAGATGGCCTTGTCTGCGTTTTGCATCATTATGCTCTTATCACCGCCGAACATCATACCCGCCGCACTTACTAGTAAGGGTATTTTGATATCTTTGATTGGTGTTGCGGTGTGTATATATTTAACATCTTGCGGGATATCGTTTTTACTATTGCGTTTTGTTACAAACACATTTTCTGCACCCACTGCTGCGTTTAACATTTGTTGAACTCTGCTACTCAGATCGGGTTCATAGAACACAATGGGATATCTGTCAGTCGCAGCCGCATACTTGAGCACGGTGGGCAACACTGTGTCTGCAAAGTGATGTGCTGTGAGGTCTACTTTGAGTTCTCGGTTACGAGCAATGCAGTCTACAGCGTGACCGTGTTCAGTGAGCCACGCTTGGGCAATATCTGCGTTTACCGTGTAGCCAAGCACACTTGACTGATCGATCAGTTTTGGCAAGTTGTTGATGTTGAATCCACTGAGATGCTGTTCAACATACTCAATTAAACTTGTGGCAGCATTTTTGATAGTGAGTTCGCCATCAACGAAGTCAAGTTCAATTCGATATTCTTGTTGCTCAACCCGTGTGATGATGCTGTTCAGTCTGTGAGTTTCTGCGTCACATTCAAAGCCCTCAGTTTCTGCCCAAGTCTTCAAATAGACCAAGTTGTATTCAGTCAAGGCAAATTCCCATCTGCGCTTTTCTTTGTTCCACTCACCCTTACCTTGACTGTCTTTTCTGAACTCTCTGAGTCCATCGATCAGGGCTGTGCTGAATGGAAACTCTAGCATAATGGCATCGTCTTCTATGTACATACGCTTGCCATAGTCTATGACTCTGAGCTTATTACGCCATTGTGGGTCATTGACTGGGCTAACATCAACACCCTTTTGTGCCAACTGTCTGGCATATTTCAAAATGATTTTGACTGCCAGATCGCCTTGCTTTGTTGTCAGTGCTTTGTTGTTGAGCACAGTATCACACATATGGTCTAGGACGCTTACATCGTATCTAGCCAAGCTGATGATGGGAGTGAAGCTGAACCACATTGTATTATGATTCAGAGTTTTACCAGTCACTGGATCACGCCAGCCACCGATGACTTCAATATAGTCTTCAACGTGTGTGAATTTATTCATATAGATATTTTAACAAAATCGCAGTGCAAAGTCAAAAGAAAAATGCCCCGAATATCTCTACTCGGGGCCAAAAAACTGTAACTCGGGAGCTTGAAAGATTGAGTTACAGTTTGTAATTTAAGGTCTGTTCGAGCCAGGCCTTGCATTCTGGCCATTCACGATACTCGTGTGCCAGTCCACCTTCTCGGCGCCATTCTTCACAGTTGCTGGTACGATCATCAATCAAGATATCGCCAGGCTTGCAACGAAGATATTTCTCGTGACTGTAAGGACCAATGAACACAGGAATACCTGGGAAGTGTTTTTGTGCCCAGTTGACCTTGTCCATAACTGCATATGGCATATCGTTGTTGTGTGGGATAGCAGTCAAGAAAAACAACTCAGTGTCAGTATGTACAATCCTGTACCAATTGAGCCAAGCAATCAGGCTCTTGGCTCCTTCTCTGATTTTTAGGTCACGATACATACGCTGTTCGCCCACGATCTTGTTCCATTCTTCTTGGGGAATGATTTTGCCAGGTGTACCCAGATCAGGGTTCTTGAAAAAATCTCGTGCGAAGCCAATCCAATCAGCTACAACGTCATCCATATCAATGTAAATGTTCATAATATTACCAACTGCTGTTATAAAATACTCGTAGTCCCAAGAACAATTCTGCCTTGGCGTTTCTAACAAATGCCAAGTCCTGTTCACGGTAGTAATCGTCTGCGGGGTCACCAAAGAAGAAACCTCTAGTGCCAAGTTTTGCCACAGTGCCATTTAAAATGTCCTGCTCTAAGAGTTCAATGTCCTCCCAGGTCAGTTCCAGTTCGTCGCCATTGAATTCACTTGTGCCACATTTGTTTTCCCACAAGCGTTGCATCCAGCCGTGCAGGTTAGGATGCTTGCGCCAATAGGCAAGTTCACGAGGCCGTTCAATACCACCTTCGGGTACAACCCAATCCTTGCCATCAAAAGTCAAGCCCTCTTGCTCATAGAATTCTTCACGTTGTTTGGCCTTAGCGGCAACATAAGCGTATTGGTCAAGTCCCATTTTATCCTCCAACTGTTTGCGTTTGAATTTCAAAATACTGTCAATAGTTTAACATCCATTTGTGCTAAATGCAAGACATTATGGATATTGTCATTGTGAAGC